GGCATTTTCGAGGCTCCCGAGGTGTGGGAAACCACGGTCGGCTTTGTCTGGAAATGGGGCCACGAGGAATTGCTGCCCCGGATGCGGGCACTCACCAACACGCCGGAATATCATTTGCGCGAGGACGACACGAGCGAAGATTTCGTGACCGGCGATCACTGTCAATTCTGTCCCGTCATGCTTAGCTGCCCCAAGATGCAGGCAGCTTATGCGCAATACGCGGACGCAAGCGAGGATTTTGTCACCATGCTCACCAACGGAGAACTGGACGACCTTTATGCGCAGCGGGAAAATGTCCGCCGCTTCATGACGGCCCTGGAAAACACCGTGCGCGCTCGCATGATCGCAACACCGGGTGTTATCAAGAGCGCCAAGCTCGTCGAGAAGAAAGTCGCCCGCGTGTGGAAGCCCGGCGCTCAAGCAGCGCTGCTCGAAGCTTTCGGCGAAAAGGCATGGCAGCCGAGGGAAATCATCTCCCCTGCGGGCGCCGAGAAGCTTTCCAGCCGTGGCAAGGAACTGGCGCTGGAATATGGCTACAAGCCTGAAAGCGCTGGCCTCACTATCGCACCCTTGTCGGATCCTCGTGCCGAGGCTAAGCCTCGGACCAACGCGATGGTCTTTGAAGGCCATGCGCAGGAGCCCGAGGCATTGGGCTTTTAGGAATTCCCTCGCGCCGGGGAGGTCGGCGCAAACCATGTCGAAACCAAGACGCATTGAAAGGAACTGAAAATGGCCGAGACGTATCGCTACACGCTTATCAAGCCCGCCCGCCTTCTCTTCTCGTCGATCACGGCGAAGTCGGCTGCCAAACTGGACAACGGCCAGCAGGCAACGCCGAAGTTCTCCGGGACGTTCGGGATCGAGAAGGAAGATTTCGACGCTATCGTGGAAATCATGGTCCGGGCGCTCAAGGCCGAGCTTGGCTCGTTCTCGGGCAATCCCGGCGACTACTATCTGGCGTGCATGTCCGGCAAGACCGCCGGCACGCGGGCGATCCAGACTGCGGAATTGAAGGCCGCAGGCAAGGGCGCCGACGAAGCGTTCAAGATCAAGGAAAAGGCCCAAAAGCGGGCCGAGCTTTATGCTCCCTACGCAGGGATCATCTCGGCGTCGAGCCAGTATGAAATCGAGCTTGCACGGCTCGAAGCTGGCAAGATTGTCGATATCCCGGCCGAAGAGCACGCTCGGGCGCAGGCGGGCAAAGACCTGTTCTACTCTGGCGCCTATGTCGTCCCGGCAATCGCCCTCAAGGCGTTTCGTCGCAAGACGCTGGACGCAAAGGACGGCGTGACGGCATATCTGCAAAACTGTCTCTATGTCCGCAAGGGCGAGCGCATCGCCGGGGCCGGCGGGCCGGGCAATAACGAGGTGTTCGGCAATTTTGCCGGCTACTCGGATTATGATCCGACCGCGATGGCGCCGAGCAACGAGGACGACGAGATTCCGTTCTGATCGGCGCCGGTTAGAGCGGATAGAGGGGCCGGCTCTCCCACGGCTGGTCGGTCCCTCGCCTCATAGGAGAACAGTCATGGACCGCTATTGGGAGAAGCCCGAATATCGGGCGCTGCTAGAGCAATGGAAAGACGCCCGCCTCGTCGGGATCATCGTCCGTGAGGGGTGCAAGACCCTCGAAGAATTCTGCCAGAAATTCGACACGCGCGAGATGCTGCGCATCCCCAACTGCGGGGAAGGCACCGTCAAGCTGGTGATCGCCCTGGCTGGCGCACACGATATTCCCCTCGTGATCGTCCCGAAGCCAGTGCCAGCCGTCCGTGGTCGCGCGCCGGTCTATGCCGACATGAACGGGCTTTTCCTCTACTCGAACCATCACTGCGCCGTCCCCGGCGTGACGCTCAAGATTGGCTCGAAGGACCATGGTCGCCGCGTGTTGCTTTCGCCCGACGAAACCTACCGCCTCGCCTGCAAGCTCATGAGCTATGCGCGCGGCGGGGAGACAGAGACGGTGGAGCGCTTCATATGACGACCGTCGCCGAGAAAGCCGACTATGTGCGGCAGGAGATGCGCAAGCCGGCTGGCGACCATCATTGCCACTGGCCCGGCTGCACGGCGAAAGTCCCGGCCGCGCTATGGGGCTGCAAGAAACACTGGATGATGCTGCCGCCTCGGCTGCGTGGGAAAATTTGGGTGAATTTTTCGCCCGGACAGGAAATCGCCAAGACGCCGAGCCGCAACTACGTCGAGACGGCCATGGTGGTCCGGGACTGGATTTACGACAATTATCCAGCGACACGGCCGAGCCCGCCGGATCCGAAATGGGAGTATGACCTATGACCGTGCTCGATCTCGAAGAAACCCCCGATGTTTTCACGGTCGATATCGTGCCTTATTCGGTCAACGGCCCGTTCTCCGGGGAAATGTCCACGATCTACGTCCAGCGCAACGGTGAGCAAATTAGCTGGTGGCCGAAACTCGGCCCGTGGGAGCGCTCGGAAACGCACGCAGCGAGGCTCGTCGGGCTATGAGGTATGTCGTCGCCGACTTCGAGACAGCGAGCCGGGCGGACTTGCAGAAAATCGGGGCGTGGAAATACGCCGCCGACATGACCACGTTTATCCTGTGCCTCGCACTCAAGGTCGTCGTGGACAAGCGGCCGGAAAAGGCTCGCGTGCTCGGCGAGAAGGCACTGCACAGGCTCGACGCCGAGCTTCTGGAATTGTGCAATGATCCCACGGTAATTTTCGTGGCCCACAACGCTGGCTTCGAGCAGGCAATGTGGAAATTCCACATGGTCCCGATGGGTTATCCGGAATTGCCGCCCGAGCGCTGGCACGACACGATGGCCGTTGCCGGCATGAAAGCCCTGCCCCTCGGGCTCGATGCCCTCGTCACGGCGCTGGAACTGCCCGTCAAGAAAGATATGGACGGGCATCGGCACATGCTCATCATGTGCAAGCCGGATCGCCTTGGCGGCTGGTCGCACCATAACGAATTCAACCTCCAACGGCTCTACGACTATTGCATTGGCGACGTGGAGGCCCAATACGGCGTCTATGTCACCTTGCAGGGCCTCGGCCCCTCGGAGCGGCACACATGGATCGTCGATCAGAAATTCAACCAACGGGGAATTCGGATCGACAAGGAATTCGTCAACGCCTGCATTGACGTGCTCGATCAAGTCCGCGTGCCGATGACCGAGCGCTTCCGTGAATTGACGGGACTCAATCCGACGCAGCGGGAAAAGGTGCTCAATTGGGTCAATGACGAAGGCGTGCCGCTCGGCGATATGCGGAAGGCCACGCTCGACGCGATCCTAGACCCGGACGACGAATTCGACCTGGGCGACTTCACCGAGGCGCTGCCTTACCATGTCCACGAAGCCTTGACCCTGCGGCGCTCACTCGCCTCGTCCAGCGTCGCCAAGCTGCAACGGATGCTCCAATGCGCCAGTGACACCGATCATCGCGTGCGCTACGCAACGCAGTATCACGGCGCCCGTACCGGCCGCGACGCTGGCAGGCTCATCCAAATCCAGAATTACCCGCGTGGCGAAATCGGCGACCGGCAGGGCTTGACGGCCGAAATTCTCGCCGACGCGATCCTCACGCGCGACGTGGACCATATCCGCGAGCTTTGGGGGCCGGATATTTTCACGGCGATCATCTCGTCCCTGCGGTCCTGCATCGTGCCCGAGTCCGGTAAGGTGATCGTCGCGGGCGACTATGCAGCCGTGGAAGCTCGCAACCTCCTATCCATGGCCGGGCAGCACGACCGCGTCGAGCAGATGCACACCGGCCTTGACGTTTATTCCGAAACTGCCTCGCTGATCTACAAGCGGCCGATCAACCGCAAAGACCCGTCTATGCAGAAAGAGGGGCAAATCGGAAAGAACACCTTCCTCGGCTCGGGATACGGCCTTGGTCCCGTAGGTTTCCGTGCGCGCTTTGCGCCCAAGGAAAGCATTGATCTAGCCATGCTCGCTATCAACACCTACCGGCAGGAAATCGCGCCGATGGTGCCGAAATTCTGGTATGGGCTTTGGCAGGCGTCGGTGGACGCGGTTTGGTGCTCGCACTCAAAAACCTACAGCTATCAGGGGATCGAGTTTCGGAAAGAGGCGAACGACTTCCTCTCAATGCGCCTGCCGTCCGGCCGCAAGCTCTGGTATCACCGGCCGCGCAAAGACACGACCTTCAATCCCAACACCGGGCAGGAGCATCCCTCGTGGACCTTCATGTCCTACCAAGGCAAGAAATTCCGCCGTCACCTCGCATGGCACGGCATGATTACCGCCGACTGCATCCAAGGCTCCGCGCGCTGCCTCATGGTTGCTGCTGCGAAGAAAGCCGAGAGCGCCGGCCTGTTCGGAATTTTCAAGGTCCACGATGAATTGGTGTTCGAGGAAAAGGATCGGCCCGACCTTGTGCAAATCGTCACGCAAATCATGGAGGATATCGACGATTGGGCACGCGAGCGGAAATTCCGCGTCAAGGCGGAAGTCGAGAGCATGGTGAGGTATAAGAAATAATGCCCTGCACGCCGTTTACGACACCCGAGGGTGGCCGTGGTATCATCTGCTCGCGCACGCAGCGCTGCAAGTGCGGCCGGCGCTCAACGAAGCTCTGCGACTGGAAAGTTCCCGGTGGCACATGCGATGCTCCCCTATGCGAACGCTGCACGACTGTCCCGGCACCGGAAAAAGACCTGTGCCCCAAGCACGCGGCTGAATGGGCAAAACGCAATGGCGGCTAGGCCGGGAAATTCCTACGCAGCCGGACGGAAGGGAAAAACTCCCTTGCAGCGCTTCGCCGAGAAATGCGCGTTCGATCCCTATACCGGCTGCGTCATGTGGATCGGCGGAACCACGTCCGGCCACGGCAAGAATGCTCGATACGGCACCTTTTGGGATGGCAAGCGCTGGTTCGCACACCGATGGTCCGCCTTCCATATCCACGGGCTCGATATCAACGGCCTGCCCGTGGGGCACTGCTGCCCGGCCGGCCCGCATACGCTGTGCGTCGAACACCTCGCCGGCATGACCTATGCCGAGAACAACGAAATGATAAAGACAAATCCCGGCCGCTGCGATCAGGATTTGGCAACCAAGCAATATTGGCTGCTGGTGGAAAAGGGTGTTGAGCGCTATGAGGAAGTTGAGCGCGCTTTGTCGGACGTGCCGTTTTTCGATCCCCCGCAATGGTTGCGGCCGTTTTTAATCAGGGAGGCCACCGATGACTGCCCATTCTAAATGGCATAAAATCAAGATCACTGCATGGCCCGGCGGTGGCGCGCCGCCGAAAAATGCGGTATGGGTAAATCTACCTTGCGGCTGCAAAAAGAACAGGTTGACGGGAGAAGTCCGAGATGATTATCGCGGGAATTGACCCTGGCAAGACGGGAGCCCTAGCAATCATTTCTGGACAGCATGTCGAATTCTATGACGTACCTCGCGTCGAAGTCGGCGGGAAGGACGTGCCGGCATGGGGGCAGTGGCACACGGAATGGAGCAATGCCCTAGAATTCGCCTGCGTCGATATCGTCATGATCGAGCTAGTCACGGCCGGGCAGAACGGCGTCAAGCAGGGCGTCCAGAGCATGTTCAATTTCGGCGGGACGCTGCGCTTTGCTCACGCCATCGCACTTGGCATCCGACCAAGGCCGCGCGTGGAATTCGTGACGCCGGCTGTGTGGAAGGCGAAGCTCAAGCTGCTGAATTCAGGGAAGGGTGCCAGCCGCGAGCGGTGCCGGACGATCTATCCGACCACGGCTGCGTCACTGGCTAGGGTGAAGGATGACGGTCGCGCCGAGGCAGCGTTGATCGCCCACTATGGCCGCGAATTCCTCTAGGGTCCGCAGTATCCGGCCGGGACTTTCAAGCCGAGATCGACGGCCCATTTGCACACGCGGGCGTTCTGCTTCCAGCCGGCACGCCCCCAAATCAGGACCGCGTCGCGCCAATCGGCCTCGGCCTTCTCCCCGGCCGGTCCCGGCTCTAGCGCTGCGGCCGGATATACCGGCTCGGGCTGATATTTGAGATCAGCGACACTCGGGAAGGTTTTTTGTGTCTCTACCCTGCTGGCGCATGATTGCGCAGCCACGGCGACGGCGAGCATCATCGCTGCCCTTAGCATCCTTGACGGCATCGGCTAATTCCTTCTGCTGCTGATCGAGCGTGCGTGCATCCTCGATCCGAAATGTGGCACTATTCTCGTGCGCGGCGCCTTGCTCCTGCTGCACGACGATCTCGCGCCCCTGCTGCTTGACAACCTCACCGGATTTCCCGGACTGCTTGCCCTGGCAAAAGGCCAGCGAGAGCAGCGCGACGATCAGCACGGCGCCGCCGATGGCGAACCACCACTTAGCGGGAATTGGAGGCATCGGTGTTCTCCTGCGGCTGCGGGTCCGTGGGGACCGGATTTGCCGGCGTGTTCGTAATTTCCGTCCGCGACGTGCCGGAATTCTTCGTGAACCACGCCGCCATGGCGAGGCCGATCAGCCCTTGAACGATGATTGCCTGTGAGAGCGTCTTGAAGAGGTCGTTGTCCGCAAGGGTGCGATCCTTGGCGAGCATATCGAGCACCCAATAGGTCAACAGGAAAATCCCCGCGCCAGCGACGCCGGATGGGGAAATTCGCGCAAGCTGCTTATCAAGGAACTGCCAGATATTCACGGCGCGATATTCTCCGGACGCTGGCCTTCGGCTTTCATCGCAAACAGCTTTGCGCAGCACTCGGCCTTGGTGATTTCGCCGTCTTTGTCGATATCCAGGCCGGCGTTTTGCCGGTAGGTCGTCGGACGGGTATCCTTATCCCATAGGACATATTCGAGCGGCTGTCCAACCGCCTTGGGCCAGAGGATTGCCATGTAGAGGTCGCCGAGATCCTTGAGCTTGCCCTTGTAGGGGCGGAAATACTTCTCCACCCAATCGAGTTGCTGCACGGCCGTCATGGCGGCGAGCGCGGCCGTGGTCGTCCCGAGGCCTTGCGCAGTCGTCGGCATGAACTGGATGAGCCCTGTAGCCCCGCTGCCGGCCGCATTCTTGACTGAGGGGGAGAAGGTGCGGCCAGATTCCCACGCCATGCACGTCATGAGGTCCGACACGTCCACTCCGATATTCGCCGCGACGCCACGCACACGGGCGCGGAATTCGGGGGAAACGCGGTTGCCCCACGCCATCGGCACTTTGGGGGCCGTGGGATCGACGCGGACGGGATGCAGGATCGCGTTGACGGCATCAACCTGCGCTTGCGTCAACGAGCCAGCGCGCTCCCGCAGCGCGTCGAAAATTTCCTTATCCGTCAGCATTTCCCATTCCTTTTTCGATATCGTCGATTTTCCGCTCGTCGAATTTACCCTTTGCCATTTGGCGCTGGACTTCGTTAGCAATCGTGCCCTTAGCCTCGTTGAGTCTCTTCATGCGGTTAAGAAAGGCGCGGGCGTTGCGTTCGGCTGTGTCCCGGTCGTCGGAAAAAAGCAGTGCTTCGAGATGATCGAGTGCTTGCTGGAAATGGTAAAAATGCTGCTCCATGGCGCGGAGCTTCCGCACCTCGTCGCGCAAATCCTCCACTTCAACACGCGCACTTGCCATTTCCTGCCGGGCACTTGCCAAAAGCTCGAACGTCAATTCGTCGCGGTGAATTTCCACCTTCGCGTGACTATCCAATTTCTGCTGCGCACGCTTCTCCCGGTAGAGCCATGCTTGCGCTCCCCAAGCGACTGCGGCGGAAATTACTGCGAACGGGGCAACGCCTAGCCAATCCATCACGACACCTTTGCGATATAGTCCTGCGTCTCGCCGGGAAGCGAGTCCTGCCAGTCATCGCCCATGGAAAGCGCGTCGTCAACGCGCCCCATGCCGGCATTATACGCTGCAAGCGCCTTTTCCACGTCGCCGTCATAGCGGCGCAGCAGCATCGAGAGATAGGCGATCCCGAGCAGTCGGTTGTAGGTCGCATCGTTGTGGTATGCTTCCTCGTCCCACGGCACACCGGCAAGCTCGGCAGCCTCGGGCGCAGTGTCCGGCATAACTTGCATGACGCCAACGGCGCCAGCACTGGACACCGCCGACTGATCGCCGCCGCTCTCCTGACCCTCCACGCGGTCGATAAGGTCCAGAAGCTCCGGATCCTCGGTGTCATAGACGTGCTGCAAATCCTCGGCGTAGGGGCTCTCCGATCCTTGGTCGTCCGGCTGCTGATCGCCGGCCGGCTGCTCGGGAAGCTGCATGTTGCCTGGCATGTCCTCGGGTGCCAGCGGTGCGAGGTCCGTGGGATCGCCGGCAGCCTGTCCAAGCTGCCCGGCCCGCGCACCAGCGACGAGGGCGACACCAAGCTCGCGAAGAGCCTGCTTGCCGCTGTCTCCTGCATTGTTGAGGAATTTCATCGCCTGCGCGATTTTTCCCGGATCCTGGGAGAAAAGACCATCCACGATTTGAGCCGACTGCTTCTCGGGCAGCGTCGTCATGAGGCGCGAAATGCGGCCAAGCGACCAAAGCCGCGTCGCCGGCAACGCACCGGGAGAAATCGAGATGAGCGAGCGCGCAATATCGGACAGGCCCAATTCCTCGTTGGAATTGACCGGCACGTCCTTCGTGAGCCCGGCGAGGTTCCGGGCGCTCTCTCCCTGCGCACGAGCCGCGTCCGCAATGCGCGCGCCCTCGTCGCTGCCGAGATTTTCGCTAATCGCCGCCTGCCGCGACGGATTGGCCGCGATTTCGTCCACGGCGCGCAAGCTGGTGCTTGGCGACTGCATCACGTCGCGTTCGAGGCGTGCAGCTTGGCCTAGAGCGCGCCCCGTGGTGCCCTCCGGTGTGTCGTAAGCCTGCCGCACGCCCCGCGCCGCTGCACGGTCCCCCACGGGCACGTCGCCGCGCTGGCGCGTCCGTCCGCCCTCGGCCATGCCCTCCATCATGCGCGAGCGACTGGCGAAGGCGCTGCTCATCTGCTCGGCCGCTGCCGCTGCGTCGGCGGGTAGTTGCTCTTGGAGGTGATTGATCGCACGCTGCGCCACACGGCCCTCGATCCCGCCGCGCGTCACGTCATCGCGAAGATCGGAAATCATGTCGGTGATATCGCGCACCGTAACATTCTCGCCGAGCTTGCGCACGCCGGCCACGGAGCGAAGCACACTTGCCACCTCGGGATCGGCCGCTTCCTCAATCACGCTGCCGGCCTTTTTCCCCGGCACAAGCTTGACAGGCAGGAGGTCCGCGAATTTCTCCGCAACCACATTGTCGTCGAAGGGCGCCATGATATTGCGTGCCTCGTCCGCCCGAACGGCTTCGAGGTCCACGGGCGACCGTGCCGCACGATTAGCCAGCGCCAATTCCTCGGGCGTTGCAACGGTGCCAGCGCCCTGGCGCGACGATGCAAGATCCCCCGCGATGCCAGCCACACGGCGGCGCTGTGCCGGCTCGATAATTTCGCCCGTCCGGCGGGCCATCTCGGGACCGATATTCGAGCCCCGCTCTTGCACGAGCGCCGCGACTTTTTCACGCGACCGGGCGGGCATGAGCGAAATCGCCTTTTTCATCGCCTCGCGATCTTCCAGCGGCAGAAGCTCGAACACCGTAGGCTCGGCACCCGTGCGCTTCCGATAGGCTGCGGCCTTCTCCGTCAATTCCTCTGCGGTCGTGGTCGTGTAGCGCCGCAGGATCGACGCGGCGGACGAGCGGCCGAGGAAATCCATGACCGGGCGCCCGAGGAAGCCGATGGCCTTCGCGCCACCAGAAAACGCAGTCGCACCGCCAGCGCCATAGGCGGCGCCACGGGTCACGTCGCTGTCCTCACCGAGCGCCTGTGCGCCACCGCCCGCTGCACCCGCCGTCGCGATTTTCGCCACATTGGAGAGTTTTTTGCCTTTTTCGAGCGTCATGAGGGATTGCAGGAAATTCCCTGCGCGCTGCGCAATAGGAGCGCCTGCCCGGCGCAGTCGATCAGCCCCCGCGCCGAGCAGCTTCCCCGCGCCCCGACCGCCGGCAATACCCCCGACGATTTGACCGCCGATATTACCCGTGGTCGAAAGCTCAAGCTCTGCGTCCGTCTTGGCTCGCACAGCATCCAGCGTCTCATCGTAGGAGAGATCGCCGGCATTTCCGGTGTAGTAGAGGCCAGCCGCACCGAGCCGTTCGGGAATTCCGAACAGGGACCGGCGCACGCCTGCCGCGAACGAAAGCGCGCTGTCCGGCGTACCTGCGCGGCGCTCGTCCGCGACGGCCTCGCGCGCTACCCGGCGGATTTCGTCACGGCGTGTCGTGAGTGGCGCCATGCCGGCAATCTTGCGGATAGCTGCCATCCGGGGGTCGGCATTGAAGCGGGCAAGCGCCGCCGACTTCTGATCTTCCGTTGCGTCGGGTCCGAGGCGCCGCATAATGGACGCCTGTGCGTTGCGGAGCACGCTCGCCGCCTTATCCTTGGGCACACCCTTCCAGCGCTCGGAATAGACGGCGGACGGGTCCGGGGCCTTGGCAGGCGCCACGGCTCGACGATTGGCTGCGGGAACGGCAGGAGCGCCGCCACCGCCTGCTTCGGGAAACTGTGCGAGCACCTGCTGCTGCACTTGATCCTGCGTCGCGCCGGCCGGCCCGTCGATACGATAGGTTTTCCCGTTGGGGGCCTTGATCGAATAAGTCGGCATTTAATTCCCCACGACCGTAGCTTTTCCCCATCCGCCGCCACCGCCCGATGAGCGACGCGGAGCGGCGCGAGGCACAATGCGGCGACGCGGCGCGGAGCCACCCGAAGGGGCCTCGCTACCGCCGGCAGTCAGTTGCTCGATACGGTCCTCAAAGCCCTTGATCGCACGCAGCGCCGAATTGTAGTCCGTCGCGCTGGCGATGGTCTTTTTCCACGTCTCAAGTTCCTTCGCCGCGTCGATATTCTTGCCGCCGAGCGAGAGCCCGCCGAGCAGCGGCAACAGGGCGGAAATTCCCTGCGTCGTGATCCGGTCGAAATCTTGCCGAGCGGAAAAACCCTCGGGGTTTGTGATGCGCTCAAGGCCCGGCACATTCTGCATGGCCCACGCACCGACGCGACCTTCGGCCGACTGTCCGGGCGCGTTCATGCTGCCAGCATTCTTCATGCGCTCCACGGCGTCGCGGAGATCGTTGATGATCGGCACCGCAGCCTCGGCAGCCTGGACACGGCCTTGTTCGGCCGCTGCCGCCTTGGCATCCGGCTTAACCTGCGGATTGCGGAATTTATATTCGTTGAAACCCTGCCGGCGCATGGCGAGCGAAATCTGCGCCTGCTGATAGGGTGTCATGCCCTCCCCGCCCTTGCCGCTGGCGATGCCGGACAGATATTTTTCCGCAAGCTCGGGACTGTTCTTTTTCAGAAGCTCATAGACCTGCAATTCCTTCGCCTGCGAGCCCTGCCGCTGCGTCGGATCGAGCGCGCCCGCCAGCCCCGTCAAGGTGCCCTCGGGATCCTTGGCAAGCTGCTCGCCGATGATCTTCGTGCGCTCGGGATCGAGGCCGAGCATCTGTGCCATTTGGGGCCATGCGGCGGCGAGGCCGGCTGGACCGCTCCGGGCGTTGATCGCCGCGAGGCCACGTACGGCCTGCCCCATGATAGCGCGCTGCCGGTCGTCTAGGCCGTTCGTCGCTTCGGTGCTGCCGGCCGCGACTTGCTGTTCGAGCAGCGTTTTCTTGAGCCCTTCGAGGTCGATCCCGCGCGCACGATCTTCCTTTGCGAGTGCACGGTCCTCGCGCGCATCCAAGGTCGGCTGATAGAGAGCTTCCGCGCCGCCGACGCGCGCCAGCACGTCCGAAATCCGGCCCACGGTATCGAGCACGCTGCGGCGCTCGCGGGGCTGCCGGCTATCAGGCGCCGGGGGAGTTTCTGCGACGGGTGCCGGCACTGGTGCATCGGGCGTTGCTCCTGCTTGCTGCATGATATTGGCGGGCGGTGCCTGCGGCGCTGCCATGGGATCGGTCATGGGCTGCGCGTTAAGCAGCGCGGCAAGGGGATTCGAGCCCTCGGGCGCACCGTTGGCGATCCGGTCCAGCACGCCGGGGATGCCGAAATTCGGCTGGCCCACGGTGCCGCCCTGGCCGGTGAGCCACGAGGGGAGCCCCTGCCCAAGCTGTTCGAGAAAATTCGCCATTTACTTGAGCCCTTTGAACGCAAGCGTGATTTCGATGCCAAGCTGGTCGTAATTGACGGTTTTGTACCCGAGCACCGTAGGCCCGAGTGCGGTCGGACAAATGCGTTCGACTTCATCGGCCATAACGCCGAGATGCCGCTGGAAGCCCCATACATAGCGGTAAGTGTAGATCCCAAGATCGTTTGGAAATCTGCCGAGCAACCGAATATCGCGCTTGAGCCGGCGATCCGAGAAAATCGACGCGATGCCACCGATCCCGGAGGCAATGCTGCCAAGGGTGGAAGGTGAGCCGCCTGTGCTGGTGCCCGTCGATTTCTGGCCCGCATTGGACACGATGCCGCCGGCCTGCAAGCCGAGGCCCGAGAGCCCTGCAAGCTGTTGCAGATAATTGTTGGTGAAGCCCTGATTAAGTTCGGCGCCGCGCGACTGTAGCGCCTTGGCTGTGGAGCCGCTGCTGAGCAGTCCCGAGGCGGCGCCCTGGCCCGTCACGCCCTTGGAAAGCTGGCGCATCGCCGGGGCGAAGCCGGCCATCTGCAAATAATTGTTGAACCCGCCCTGCGCTGCCGCAGTATTGCCCTGGCCGGTCAGCAGCGACGACAAGAAATTGTTCGCGCCGACTCCCTGCTGCATCTGCGGTGAATAAGTGCTCGTGAGCAGAGCATTATTCGTGTTTTCGCTCGTCGAGGTGGACGTTGCCGCCTTCGGTTTCAGAAAGCCCATTTTACTTGCCGCCCTTCCACATAATTTGCGAGAGGACGAAAAGCTCGCACTCCCCCTCGGGTGTCGGGCGAAGGCCCGCAGATTTGCCGCCCGCCCATCGTGCCAGCAGCTTCACGTCGCGGCGCTCATCCGGCACGAGGCCGAAGATCAATTCCGCGCCGTGCTGCTCGAACATGATGGCGAAGCTCTCGCGGGCATGGTTGATCGCAGCGCGACCGCCCGAGACGAAAAGAAAATGGACCTGATAGTCATGGTCGCCCTCATGCTCGAACAGAGCGAGGTCGCCATTGGCGAAGAGGATCGCAATATTGTCCTCGTTCGCCAGCCAGTCCTGGCCGCGCACACCTCCGTTGAAGGGTGCTGCGTCGATTGCTTGGATGATGGCTTCGTGCTTGCTCATGGCGCTCGTGGATCCAGATTGGCCTATTTCCCCGTTGGGCCTGTATCTGTTGAGCGCCGAAGCGGCGGGGACGTGCTTTGGATATTCTAGACCGCCGGCCCCGTCAATGAAAAATAATCGACGCTGAACAGTACGGGAGCAACTGTTCGATTATAGTTCACGAAAAGGCCGACACGCTGTGGTGCGTTAGCCATCCAAGCCGTCACAGCTTCGGTAACGACCAAGCGCCAATTTTTTCCGTCAACCGAAACATAGTGCAAAAGATTAGCGCCGACGCGATCCACGCGCAGCCAATTTTGCATGCCTACGCAATTAACTTGAATGGATGAGTTGAAACCCGTCATGCCGTTAAAGCGAGCCCGCTGCAATCGCACCTGTCCATCTGAGGCCCAATCCCACGATACGTTCCGTCCTCCTGTCTGATCGCGCATCAAAAGGCCAAGGAGAGCGAAATTCGTAGGGTCCATTTCCCAATTAAATCGTGCGATCATTGACCAGTCGGCCGCAGGATTTGTGAGCGTTCGGTATGCAAATCTTTGCACGTCACCTGCGACAGGCGTATTTCCGTTCACCAACAAGCCCACATCTGCATCGTCAATGAGTTGCAGTTGATTTGCATCACCAGATTGCAGGGCAAAGCCGCTTGCGACTGGCGGGCTCCAATACCACGGGCGAGCGTAAATCGTCTGCCCGCCTGGACCGCCGATACCGTATAAGGTGATCTTTGTCCCCGCTTTGAATGCGCTGATTGCAGGAAACACTCGAAGTGAAGTAAGCGGACTGTTGCTGCGCCACTCGCCAGAGTATGTTAGTTCTCGTGTGTCGCCATCACGGTTCCAACTATTGCCGTATCCGGTTTTACCGTGGTTTCCCGCAGCATAGTCTCCTATTTGAAAACTACCCGAGGCCCACATATCAGGGAGAGCATTGCCGTTACCTGTCGCCTGCATCCAAACAATTGACGACACGCCCGAACTACGGACACCGGTAAGGCCTCCACCATTGATAAAAAGCTGCTGATGCGCGTAGTTGTTGCCGGTGTCCCCATTGAACTGCAAACTCAAAGCAACGTCATTCCCGCCGCCTTGCATGCCGGCAGTGACGTTTAAAATCAAATCGCGGAAGGTTTGCGGAATATCTGTGATTATAACTTCCGTCTCACCGCCTGCGCAAATGACTTCTTTGATAACATTGCCGGGCCATGTCTTTGGGGCCGGACCACGCCCGTAAAGGGTCGCAACCGTGCCTGCGGCGAAGCTGCCTGCGCTCGGTGTCAAAAGAATTCTGTTAATCGCGGCCGTATCGCGCCACGTCACAGAATATTGACCGTTACCTTGGGTAAAGCCACCCGTACTATATGAAGCATTCCAGTTTGAAAGGACTTGCTTCATAAAACCGGCGCGCGAGTAGTTGCTGATATTAACAACGGCCTGCCCTGCGCGGTTAGCATCTGCCGTCGATCCTGGCAAATTACCAAGATCTCCGGAAGTCTGTGCGGTGTATTGTGAAAAATTAGTGCCCGACGAATAAGAGTGTATCTGCTCACCGTCATAGTTGGCTGCGGTATCCCCATTAAACTGAATTCGTGGGTTGATAAGTGTTGCCGCTTGCGTGCCTCGCCCGAATATGACAAGAACCAAGTCATCGTATTCTTGCGGAATGTTGGTGAAATCAATGTTCGCCGCCGTAGCCGTAAGCTCGAACTGCGCAATCTGTTGCAGCGAGCCGCCGCCCCCTCCGGAAGCCACGTCGCCGGGCACCCAAAGCTGATCGGCGTCATCCCACACTAGGGCCTGCCCATCCGTGGGCGGCGTCGTCTCCGTGTCAACGTCTTGGAGATCGTCCAGCACCGCGTTGAGGGCAATCGTCGGGTCGTCGGCGAGATTTCCGCTTGGGGTGATGGAAATCCCCAAACCTTCCTGCAACTGGTGCGCAGCCATAAAATCGAGAATAAGCTGCTGCGCCTGCTCGGCGGTAATGCCTGCTGTAATGTCGATTTGCCGCTGTTGTGCCCATTTGATAAAATAAATCGTCGGTCGGCCCGTCGCCGGGTCAACGATAGGGAATTGCTGTTCGAGTGGTTGCAGATTACCCGTCATCGTCCGGATCGTTCATTTCGAGTGCGTCGATCCGGGCAATAGCACCATCATCCACGATCTTAAAGAGCCGGCCGGGGGCTCCAATTTGACCAAGGCTCGTCCACGTCAATTCGGGCGTAAATTCGCCTGCCGTGACGGTGATAAGGCCCATGTCGTCGAAGGACTGGCCTGCGTCGTCGGAGATGAGAAGCTGCACGCCTGCGCCGGTATAGGCCGGCTGGCCCATGTCGCTCGTGATGAAGGCGACATAGCAGGGCATCACCTCACGGCCCTTGATCGGATATTGGCCCATGACGATGCGGTCGAAATAAATCTCCTGCGTCGGATTGAGATAATCCGGGTGCTGATCGAACGCCTGCTCGGGATCGAGGAAATAGAGCACGCCCCAAGTGTCGTCGCCCACGACGATATCCGAACCATAGTCCGGCCCGTATTTGCTGCCGCCGATCCAATTCTGCCCGAGATTTGCCCGCCAGAAAGGTTGCCCGAGGTCCGCCCACTCAATCCACTGCTCGGAATAAACGTCATAGACGAGCGTGCCGCGATCACCCAGGCGCAGCACGTAGAAATCATGCCCGTCGAGCGAAAAAGTCCATGCACGAACGCGCGGATTGGCGATGCGACCACGGCCGGCCACGAGCACACGCGCCGCGCTCACGTCAAGCTGCGACGCCTGCCGGAACGTAAGCTGGATCCGTGCCTCGGACGCGAGCATGTTCGCCGTGGGGAAATTGATGGTCGCCATGCCTCGGCCGGCCGACACGAACATATCGGGCGCGGATTGCCGCAGCGTGATAAGGACACGCCCGGCCGAGGAATTCACGTCCGTCATGGTTACGCCGTCCGATCCATCTGCATCTGCACCTCGTCAACCGCGCTCGGAAGCCACGGCGCCGAAGTTTTCGGGTCCGTCTCGAACACGTCGCGCCAGTAGGTGAATGCGACCGTGATCGGGCGATCAGCCCCGAGCACCGTGGCCGGTGTGCCGTCCGGATCGGAAATCAACCCCATTTGCAGGAAACCGTCGCCGCCGTCGCTCTTCGCTGCACGGACCATGGTCATGAGCGCCTTCACGCTCGTCACGTCCGGCGGAAGGTTGCCTACGGTGCAAACATAGGCGTCGGGTGGCGGAAAGGTGGCATTCAGGAAATCCACACCATCATCGGGCGGCGAGTTGTCGAGAATTGCGAAACCCGTCGCTTGTCCGTTGGGTGTCCAGTTGAGGTCGATATCCGCATCCGGCGCAAGGTCATAGACGATCACACTGCCGAGGAAATCGGTGTTGAGCGCGCCGTCGCCATTCCACACGACATAGTCTTTGAGATACATGGTCGTGTCATCGAAATTCGTGCCGGCGAAATAGCTGGAAATCTGATAGGTGGCGCCATGTCCTGCATAGCCAAGGTCGTCGAGATCAATCACCGTCAGGCCCTCGATCCGAAGCTCAAGCCCTCCGTTGCCAGAGGTGTCATACTTGATCTCCCAATGATACCAACCATTCGCGGTCATGACCGGATTCGTAGTCGTTACGCTGCCGCCTGCGAGATCCCCATAGGCTGTGACGCGGCCGGTCGTCTCGATCAGAAAACCAATGAACTGCCCATTACTCGCGTCACGGAACGAAATGACATTTGGCCGGCGATTATCGTCGGAAGGAAGTTCGGAAAGCCACACGCGCCCGCACCAACCGACAATTTCCTGCGCTGCGTCGAGTACGTAGCGGAGCGTCGGCGTCGTCGCATTGGACACCGTAAAAAAGACGCATCGCCCGCCACTTGCATCCGGATCGGCCGTGATCCCGAACGTGGCAAAAGGTTGCGTCGCCTCGGCATAGACGCCGTTGAGCAGCAGGGCCTTGTTGGTCCCATACATGCTGAAATTGTCCATGTGCTCGATAGCCATGCCCGTGCTCCCTACAAAATCTGCGAGGACTGATACTGGATCGCCTCGCGAATGCGCTGCTCAATATCCGGCCGGGAGATTCGCTTCGGCCCGCCGGAAATCTGAAAGACCGCGCCCTCATTATCGACGATTATCATACTGTCCTTGACTTGGACAGCCGTGCCTTCCCAAGCACCGCGGTCAAAGACGACGCCCTGCATCCGAAGCGTCGGCTGATCGAGGTTACCGGTGAAATACCACACCTCGGTCGTGTTCGAGCCCGGCAGCCAATATTGGTCGCCAAACACGATGACGCCGTAGATCGGGTCCGGTGCGCGCTCGGCCGTGGCGAAGTCCAACGGGTCGATTGTCGTCTCGCCAGGATTGATCCAGAAAAACCGGCCGTTGATGCCCTGGCCTTGCGCGGGCACGACGACAACATAGGACGAGATATAGCCTACGGAGATGATGCCCACGTCATCGGGCGTCTCAACCTGAAACCACATGGGGTCGCCACCGCCAGCGAGCGTGCCGCCGGTCCATGCGAGCGCGCCGCCCGTCTCGGTCGTGATGATCGCATTGCCGAGAATACCGGCGACGTTGGCACGCACGGCGACGCTCGACGAACCATGGCTGGTGACTTGGATTTGCTCGTTTGCCGTCAAGCCCGTCGAATATTGCGTACCGGGAATTCCCGCAGCACCAAAAGCGTCGGCCAGATTCGTGAAAGCTTCGGTCGCCGAGCCGCCCAAGGCCACCAGCCACGGATTTCCAACGCTACCGTCCGGCGTGCCTGCATCAACGCTGCCATTCGTGAACTGATAATAGACCGTATCGACACGCACAACGTCCGCGTTGGCCGGAGTGCCCGAAAGCGTGCCTACCGCGTAGCCGTCCTCAACATAGCACATGAGTGGCCCGCCGCCGGCCACGAAGAGAAACGCGGGTGTCGTACCAATATTGCTCGTCGCCGCCATGCTCACGAAGCCCTTGAGGCTCGGGCTGGAAATGGTGCCGATCAGCGTCACCGTTGCGTCAATATCCACGCGGTAAAGCTGATCGTAGCTCACGACGAAGAGCGCATCGTTGAAGCTGCCCGGCTGGCTATAGGCGGCGCGGATCGGTCCATCGCCGACATAAATCCAGCGATGCAGTCCGGCGCGTGCGAGCAGCGCAGCCTGTTCCTGCGTCAAGACAGGATTTTGCTCGAAATAGCGATTGCGCGTGATAATCCGCGCTTCCTTGGCGATGCCCCGGAAATAGTCGCTGCGGCCGAGAGGAATATTGACCATGGCTTAGCCGCCCCAAAAATAGCTGCCCCGGTCGAAAGCGCGATTGCTGGAAAATTCCCGCTGCTGGTCATAGCTCTGCGTGCTCATGAACGGCCAGGAGATGCTATCGTCGATTTCGAGCGGTTGCGATTGCAGATAGCGCGCGACGAATTTCTTGCGCTCGGCTTTGTAGATCGCCGCGCTCTGCTCATCCATCGTGCGGCCGTAGCGCGGATTGAGGCGCAGAGCGAGCAGCGTCATGAAGAAATTATCGAAGTCGGACGGGAAAGGCATCTCGTCGCCGAGAGCGACGCCGGTAAGCCTCATCCAGTTGCCGAGGTCCGCCCGATAGAACCATTCACGGAACAGGCCGTTCGTGTTGAGCAGCAGCGTCAAGCCGCCCTCAATGGTGCGGCCGTTGGCATCGAGCGTCACCGGGACCGTCGAAAGCCGCCCGAAGGGATCGGCGATGCCCATGCGCGAGCCGTCCTGCGGACGCAGCGTAAGGTAGATCGTCTTGGCCGTCTCATTGACCGCGATGAGCCGCCGGTTGATCGTCGGATGGTCGATCCGATGCTCTGTGTAGCCAAGGTCGTATGCCGGGCTCTCCCGACCATAATTGCCGAGGGGCCAGTCTTGCAAGCTCTCGCCCGCCTCATCGCCGTAGATCGCGGAAAAAAGGGCGTTGAGCAATCGGAGGGCTTCCGTGCTCTGGTTCGCGTTCGGCGTCCGACCGAGCGGGAGGATATTGCCCTCCCGAAAGGCGTCGGTGATGATCGAAGAAACCAGGGTCACGGAAGCTCTCCATAGGCAGAATTAAAGATCGAGCGGATAGCCCGGCTTCGGATCGGGCCGCGAGGCTCCGACCTTCATGCGCCACAAACCGGCCGTGGTCTTGGTCTTGCTGCTGGCGTGCAGCGCCGCATCCCAAGGCCAGCCGTGGGTGTCAAGCTCTTCGCCGCCGGTCGCCGAGGGCAACGGGGTGGACACGGGGCTCGGCGGCGCAGCCTTATCACCCTTCTCGTGTTTCGACGGGTGATCTTTCCAACCGCTCGGTACGTCCGCCTCACTGGCGAAAATTTCGGCCTCACCTCCGGGACCGTAGCGCCATGCTGGCCAATTCTTGTCGTCCATCGTTCGTTCTCCTGTGTTGAAGGGTCAGATTTCTTCCGCCGGAAGAAACACGATCTCGGTATCCAGCATGTTAATCGGCCACTGACTGAACATGTCGTGCCAAAGGCTGAAATCGGGATCATTCAGTAATCTGGCGGGCAAAATATACTTGCCCACAAGAATGCCGAGCCCGAGATTGTTGCCGAGCGGATTGTCCATCATGCGGCACTCGACGCGCACACCCTCGGGGGCCTCCGCATTAAGTGCTTCGGCGGCGTCTTTCTCGGCTTCGGTAAGAATGAAATACGAAATGATAGCCATTTTAAACTCCTACTGCTGTCATATATGCTTGTATCGCATTATACAAATTGGTTTCTTCCGTGGGCGTAAGTTGACCGCCAATGATATTTGCACAGAACGGTGCCGCGCAGAAACCTGTTGCGGTGCTGCGGCCCACATACAGATTATTGTTGTTCAACGCTGTCGAGACTGTCGTACCTGTGGAAAGCGACACACCGTTCCGTTGCATTCTAAGTGCGTTGGATGCTGTACGGCACGTCGCGATAAAGCCCTGGCTGTTCGCGTTAGCGAATGAGGTTATGGTGGCTGCTTGGTTGAGTCGGCAATTAGCTGTATCAGTTGCCGTGCGCGGCTGCACCGTCACACCGTCCGTACCATCATACCAACCTGCCCAACTGGCATTATTCTGTGCGTTGTTCAAAGACCAAAAGGCAAAAAACGCTGAATTTTGCGCGTAATTTACGCCACCCGTTGTCGGATTAAATCCGCTATCGACATAACTGGCCGCGCCGTCGCCGTTATACCCTCTATCAACGGTAAATGTGGGGGAGGCGACAGCGATTGCGGTAAAGCTCGTGCCCTTCCAATTCAGTCGTGCCGCTTGGGAATCGTGCGCAGCGTAAATATGGATAACATCCAGCTTTGTCCAAACGCCTGCTGCGATAATCGCCGCGATGCATGTGTTGATAGTTCCTTGCCGCGTAGTGTTCGGTGTGGACGACATGCGCGCAACGAGATCAATAGTTTCCTGCCTAAAAGAAACCCAAGATCCGGAAGCGGCGACATTACTATCCCCATTGGCGTTGTTCTGGACATAATAAGTGTAGTAGGTCGTGTTTCCTACAAGACCGCTGCTGCCGCTTACGCTTTGTGCGCCAGTGCCGGACACCGCCTGATTTCCGCTTGAGTTGGCGGGAGCCCCCAAATGATTTTCCCCGGCCTTTACCTGTGCGGCCGAAGGCGGCGTCGCCGATGTCGTCACAACCCAATAAAGCGTACCGCTGCCTTGATCGGTTGAAACCGTACCGGCAAAAATCGGGAGTGCGTGCGGCGTCGCCGTGGGACTGGACAACACGGCAAGCGCATTCGTGGTAAACCCATCGGCCGACGCAACATTGCTGTCGCCATTCACATTGTTCTGTACATAATGCGTGTAGTAAGTTGTGCCGGGAGACAGGCCGCCATCAGATATATTCTGCTCGCCGCTCGTCGAAACCGCCTGGCTGCCGCTGGCAGTAGCCGGCGATCCATCTGCGCTTTGGCCTGCCTTCACTTGGGCCACCGAGGGCGGCGTCGAGCTTATGGAAACAACCCAATAAAGCGTGCCGCTGCCTTGGTCAGTCGTGACTGTGCCAGTGCATGCCGTGCTGCCATCTGCCGCGTCTGTAGGCGCAGAGAGCACAGGGTTCATAGGCAATGCTTCTGTAGTGAAGCCATCGGCAGAAGCCACGTTGCTATCACCGGCGGTATTTTCATGCACATAGTGCGTGTAGTAAGTTGTGTCGGGCGCCAACCCCGTTCCTGCTACGTTTTTGACACCGCTGGAAACAACCAGTTGGGATCCTGACGCAGCAGCAGGATTTCCACTGAAATCTTCGCCGGCTTTGATTTGTGCAGCAGTCGGAGGTGTAGAAGATTCCGCAACAACCCAATATAAGGTGCCGCTGCTTTTATTGGTACGTACAGTCCCGACATAATCAGTCGTTCCGTCCGCTGCATCGGTCGGTTCCGACAATGTCGGAGCGGTCGGAGGGGGTGGCTCTCCGTGCTGTAAAGACGCCCAAATCAAGAGCATCTTATACGGCCAGAGTGCCGCTCGCACCGTCCGCCAAGGTGACAGTCGTTACCCCCCTGGCTTCAATAAGAAACGGTAGAGGCAAATATGCCCCGGCAGTGACAGGGACGGCATCCACTAGGGTATTTCCCGCCCCGTCCACTACAGTAATTGTGCCGGTGGTTTTGGCCAGAAAGCCGCCGATATTCTGTCCCCCGATGGAAGTAGAGCTATCGACACCCATCAAAACAGGGCGAAATCTTTCCCGAACATACGTCATACCCATTCTCCTGCCCGCGAAAACTGTTTTGGCGAAAAGGCCGTCATCACGCGGGAGTGATGACGGCCCCCCAAACTTCGCCCGGAGAACGGAGCGACGCCTGTCTTAGCTCGCGAGCGCCTTGAGCACTGCGAAATTGAAAACGGGCTGTTCGGTCGTCGTTCCGCCGGTCGTGTTGAACGTCACGCGGAACGAGCCATCCGCGACGGCCGTGACCTTGATATCGTAGAGATCGGTGCCCGATTTCTGATTGACGATAATCGTGTCCGTGGCCTTCACCTTGTCGTTCGTGACGGTGAAGGAAGCTGCCGTTGCGGAACCTGCGGCCGAAACCAGCGTGATTGCCCCGCAGAGCTTGTTGAGCGTGACGCCCGTGGTTCGGCTGGTAATCTGCGTGACGGCCCCGCCGGCACCCAGGCCGGCTACCCCGAAAATTCCACCCGGCAGTGCCGCAAGAGCGGCCATTTGGCTACGGAGCCACTTGTTGACGGCAAAAACCATGAGAGAATTCCCTTCCTAAATTCATGCTCGGGGCGGAGATTTCTCCCCGCCCTCTGCGGAATTTAGGCGCCGTTGAAGCGGGACAGGCGATAGCGCTCGCGAATGTTCGCGTTGATCGCCACGTCGAAGCGGACGCCATGGGCACCGGTGAAGAAATCGCTGTGCTGCCACATGCGGACAGTGAGCGGGATCCCCCGGAGACGGCGGCGGCTGGACGTGTCGCTGGCCGGCAGGATGAGCGGCACCGTGTTGACCACGATGGCGTCCTTCTGCAAAATCAGGCGCGGCGCGAGGCTGGTGCTGGCAGCACCGACGAACGAAATCAGCGCGTCATCGGCCGGTGCGGCGGAAACCGTCGCATGAGCCGTGTTGATCGCGACGTTATCGCCCGCACCCGAGCCCGGCACGATGATGGCCGGCCAGATGATGATCGTGCCCGCGCCGGCAGTCATGGTCGCATCGGCGACGACCGTGAACTGCTGCAAGCGGACAGGCTGCACGAGAGCCTGCTTGCGGTTGTCGTAGGCATAGACGCCCGGCAGGGTGAAAACCTCGCCCTGCTTGATCGTCGCGGCGCCCGTGAACGTATCGACCGTGAGGCTCTGCGTCATGTGGCGACCGTTGACCGTGCCGGCCTTCGCCACGTCCGCATAATTCACGTTCTGCGCGGCGCCATTGACCGCGCCCGTGCTCTGCGCACGAGTGCCGGTCGTGAGCACCGGAAGCTGGTTCGTGAACATGGTACGGATGCCGTTAATCTCGCCCGTGTAGCCCTTGCGGTAAACGCCCGCGCCGGTTTCGTTGGGCAGATTGACGACCTGATCGCCGAGAAGCTGCTTGTCGAAATAGTTCATGATGTAGGAAAGGCTATCGTCGCCGACGCCGTTTTCCTTGAGCCGCGTATAGCCCGCCACCGCGTCGATATAATCGGACACGTTGTTGCCCGGCGTGCCGGTCCAGTCGCCCGAAGCCAGCGTCGAGATTTGCAGGATATAGGCGTCAATCTGCTCGGCCAGCGAGACAGCGGCGCCGAGCAGCGCCTTGGACTTGCGCGCATCGCCGATGGTCTTGATCGCGACAAAATCGCCCCATCCCATGTTGGCGTTGAACGTGCCCGTCACCTCGAAGAGTTCCGAGCCGAAAACGGTGCCGTCCGTGCCGCCCGAAAGATCCTTGACGCCGTTCTCCGTCCGCGTGATGCGGTAGCGCGGCGCAATCTGTTCGAGAACCTGGAGCCCGTTGCGGTCATCCATCTCGCCATCATATTCGTTCCACGTCACGGCATCGCCGGTAACGAGATTGTTCTCAAGCACCATGGCGAAGGCGTTGAGAACCAGCTTCTGCTGCTCTGCGGTAACTGCACCCATCGGGATAGTCCCTTCCTCAAAAAGCGGATCGGACTATCCCGATGCCGCGAATTAACGTCCCCGCTTTTCGGCCTTTTCGTCGGCCAGCCAAGCTTTCTCGAAGTCGTCGAGATTATCGGTCGCTGGATTGATCTGCGTCCGAGAATTCCGACCGTTCGCACCATTCTGCGGCGGCTCTCCTGCTCGGGGAATGCGCCGGGGCGTGCTCTTTTTGGCGATTTCGGCGTTCTTCTCTTCCACATAGCGAAGCTGTCCGAGGTGCGAGAGCTTGGCGACCCGTGTCGCCTCTTTCTTGTCCTGGGAGAGATCGAGCAGAATTTGAGCGCCGTGCTCGACTTCATGACACGCCTCAAAGGTCGTTTGGGAGAGATCCCAATCGCCTCGCATACCGGCTTCGACCACAAGTTCCTGATAGTCGTCGTGGAGATCGGAGCCGCGATCAGCGAGGTCATCGACCTTATCGAGCAGATCTTGCTGCTGCGCATTGGCGGCAGTCTGTTGCTCGTTCGCCTGCTGACGTTGCAGGACCGCATCGGCTCGTTCGGTCGCCTTTTTCTCGGCGAGCCATTCAAGCTTATCCTCGATATAACGGTCGTCGAGGTGCCCGAGAGGATATTTCTCCGTGTCGGTTGGATCCGGCGCGGGATTTTCCTTGGCGCCAGATTTATCGCCGCCCTGCTGATTTGGCAAGCCCCCTTTTTCGAGAGCTTCGAGACGCTGCAAAAGGCCGCTACCTTCCAGCGTCGCGAGCTTCGCCTTTAGCTCGCGAGCCTCCCGCTTGGCCTCGGCACGCTCGCGCTTGAGCCGCTTCATATGGCTCTCGCGCTGCTGATCCTCGTCCTCTTCGCCGCCCTCATCGTCGCCTTCGTCGGCGTCGCCCTGGTCCTGATCGTCGTCCTCGTCGGCGTCTCCCGCATCGCCTTCTTCGTCCGATTTCGCAGCCGGGGCCTTTGCCTCGGGAGCCTTGGCCGGCTCACGCCGACTGGACCGCTCCGCGCGGCGCTGCTGGCGATTTTTCGTCGCCTCGGCATCGGCATTGGGCTCCGCGTCGGACACGTTTTCACCGTGCTCAACCTCGCCCGAATTCGCGTAGTCCGCGAACGCGGCTTCCGCCGCTGCGTTGTCGTTTTTAACCGTCATCACTGTTCTCCGGTTGGTTTGGGATCGGGCTTGTTATCTTGCTCAACTTGGTGCTCGAAGGCCCGATCTTCGTGCTCCAAAGCGTTGTGCTGGTTGAGCGTTTCCATGACTTGCGAGAAATCCCGTTCGTCGTTTTTCCCTGCAACGTCCGCTGCACGAGATTGTGCGTCGAGCACCGCCTTGTAAGCTTGTGCCTCGGCCAGCCGGGCGCGAGCCTCGGCGTTCGCGGCGTCGGCATTTTGCTTGGCGATTTTCGACTGCATCATGGCCTGTTCGAGTTGCTGCTGCAACTGCTGGACCTGATTTTGCTGCGCCTGCATCTGCTTCATTTCCGGCGTCATCTCGTCCTCGGGGACCATGCCCGGCGGAAGCTGCATACGGAAGCGGCGCGCAAATTCGGTAGCCTGCGGCCAATCCTGTGCCTCGGCGATGAGATCCATGACAAGGCCGGCAGCCTGCGGATTTGCGTTCACGAACGCCATCATCTGCTCAGAAGCCAGCGTCCGCTTCGTCTCCGAAGCCGGGCCGACGCTCACGGTCACGCCGTATTTCCCCAACGTCACGTCCGAATTCGGGTCGCTCGGGTCATTGATGATCGTGAGCGCCGCCTTATTGTCGCGGCCGATAATCGTGATCGTCCGCATGGTGTCGTAAATATACGAGATAAGCTCGTTGATATTTTTCGCGCACCGCATGTCGGCGATTTTCAGGCGGTCGGTGTAGATGAAGGTGCCTACGTCCGACACCATTTGGCGCTGCTGGATCGCGACCTTGGAAACCTCGTTGGACGGCATTCCAAGCGCAGCCTCGTGGATATTCGAGATATCCTTGAGATCCTGCGTCGCCATGCCGGCCTCGTTGACGAGCGCGGCGTCGATCCCCGGCGGGGGAATGTGGATGGGTGCCTGCTCGCCATCGTTGTAGTAGAGGAACGGGTCGTCGCTCGACGGTGCGCGGCGCCATTTGACTTCGTGCCCCTTCACTGCGTCCGGTGTCGCCAGCCACTTGTTGCGCGGCGCAGCGACAAGCTGCTCGGCCACGGTCGAGCGCCAGTAATTGTGGAGGCGCTGCGGGTCTTTCAGGAAGCGAATGAGGCCCCAACGGTGGATTTTCTCGCCATCGTTCAATTCCCATCCTGGCACGCGGTAAATCGGCAGGGAGGAAATCGGATAGTCGTAGGGGCCTTCGAGAATTTCGTTGCCCGAGCAGACATACATGCGGGCCAGCCGATTGGGCACCTCGCGGGTGTAGGGGCTGCCGTCGCTGCGCGTCTCGACGAAATTTACATACTCGAATTCTTCCATCTCGGTCACGTCATGGACCGAGCCGTCCTTGTAGAGCGCGAGCACCTTCGTTCCGTCCACGACCATGCGCCAGTAGGAGGCGATGCGAATTGTGTCCTCTTGGAGCCAGAACCCCGACTGGTTCCACATGCGCGAGCCCTGGAACGAGGTTTCCGACGCCCACGGCCAGCGCCGCTTGTATTCCTGCGTCGGGATTTCGTCGCAGACAAAGCCCCACTGGCAGTCTGCGCCCGAGGGCTCGATGCCGAGAGGATCGAGCACGACCGAATAGGGATCGGTAACGGCGCCGAGCGCGATTTCCTGCTCGAACACGTCATCATTGGCGTAGTTCACGCCGAGCGTGTAATAGCCCTCGCCGCCGACGACCTGATACTTGTTGGCCTCGTCGCGCGCGAAATCGGCCTGCGAATTCTTGAAGATCGAGCGGATGAGTCCTTCGCGGATGAGCGCGATTTCCTTCGTGCCGGCCTTGTCGGGGAAAACCCGAATTTCCGTCTCGTTCATGAGGCGGTTGCCGATCAACTGCGCAATGAAGGCCACCAGTCGGTTGAACGTGAGCACGGGCTTGCGCGCATCCTTGCGGCGCTGCTCGACGACCGGATCCCATTGGTTGCCGACTGCGAATTTCGCGTCGTCCTTACCGGCCAGAATGTTGTGCTCGTTGAAGCCGAAGCCCCATTCGTATTTCATGCGCATGTCAGCAAGGAATTCATCCTTGCTCTCGAAGCCCTGCGGCACCTTGGCTCGGGTGCGCGGAAGCTCGTCGAAGTCCATCCGGGCGAGGTTGTCTCGAATTCCTGCCATCTCAAGCTCCCTGCTGCGTCATTTCACGACGCACTTTTCCCATGTGTGAAGGGCTCATGCCATATTTTGCACTAAGCGTCACTAGACTGTCGCAAGATGCTGCAATGTCCAAGCGTTCTTGCTCGAAAAGACGTTGCCGGTATATTCCACCGCCACGAATTGTTCCGTGCTGCTTCGCTTCACCCATGTTGTCAAGGTGAGTGCGCCAATGCACATGGCGGGGATTGATGCAAATCTTATTTCCACAAGAATGTGCAGTCTCTTCGCCATCTTCCGGCTGGCCGTGCGCTTGCTCACAAACATATCGATGAGCATCAATTGATCTTGGACCGTGTCCTCGTGGACGCTGATATGCTGGATATCCACTACTAGCTCGCACTGCGAACGGCCAAGGGATGCACTCGTCGGTGTTCGCCTGCAAAGCTTGCTCGATAAAATCTCGTGCGGGAGCATCGTAAATTCGCATCATCCCATCCACGAATTTGGGCCTTCAAATCTATCGGACATTTCCCATGCGTTCCCGCCCGTATTGTCGATGAGCTTGGGACCGTTGTTTCCTCCAATTGCGTCTCGGGGATCACGGCCGGCTCCAAATCCGCTCGGCGCTTCGGGCTTCGACCAACTATCAAAATATTCCCGTGTTGCAAAGGTCAATACGCAGGCGTCGGAAAGGTCCGACGAGCGAATTCCCCGCGCCTTCATTTCGGTTTTGCTTTCCAGCAGCCAATCATTGTTGGCCCGCCACTTCTGCTTGGGACCGCTCGCGTCGGCCGCGAGGTCGTCGTCGTCGGGGATCGCACCGCCGTCCGTCATCCAATCCTTGAAGTCGCCATACATTTCGGCGCGTCGATTCCACGGGCCTGCACGCTTGGGTGTCGCCAGCTTGAAGCGCGACGTGCCGCCAAAGTCGATCCCCTTGACGATATCGGCGTATTTCCGGTTTTTGTTGCGCAGCGCGGAGACGATATTCTGGCCCATGGAGCCCCGGTCGATATTCATCCGGTTAGGAGCGTCCTCGTCGATAATTTTCGACAACCACGCCACGGCCTCGTCGTGCTCAAGCTTGTTGCGGTGCTCCACCTTGATAATCAAGTCGCCGCGACGCCACGCCACGGCGAAGCGGTCGCCGCCGGCACCGGCTGGATCGACGCCGATGATGAGCGGGGCGTCGGGCATCTCCATTTTGCGCTTGCGCGCACGCAGCACGAGCGCCGGTTTGATGAAGGCGTCCGTGTCGGCCGACGAGAATGCCTCGGTAATGTCGATTGGGTATTCCTGCCGGAATTTTCCCGCCGATCCTAGCTCGCGTGTCTTGCTGCGGCGCCAGAGCATTTGCGCGTCGGACAGCCCGTGAATTTCCTGATACTCAAGCTCGGAAAGATCGCCCTCTTCCTCGGGATCGCTCATGGGCGTGAATTCGCCCTCTTCGACATATTCGGCCTGGGCGGTCCACGGCACGAACACATGGCGGTAGCGGCCGATCCGGGCCATGGCCTCGTTATAGCGTTTGAAAAAGCTGCCCTGCGGACCTGCCGAGGTCGTTTCCAGCCAGATTTCGGACGGCGCCTTTACCCACCCCCAAATCTCGCCGCGCCCCTTCTCGAAGGGCAGCGGCTTGGCCGGCTCGCGCCAAAGGACGCCCCACACGCCGCGAACTTCGTCCACCGACTGCACCGACGAGGAAAAGTGATCTTCCGCGTTCGTCCACCATGCCGCCTCGGAGCCGTGGAAGAATGTCACGGCGCCGCCGCGTCCGCCAGCTTTCTGTCCAGCCGTGGCGACGGTGTAGGACGAGCCGCGCTTGATAAACTCTAGCTCTTTGGCGTTGTCGGTGCCGACTTGCGGCGGGAACGGGTGCTGCTCCTGCATGAGCGCGGTCATGTCGAAAAGCGTGTTGGACGAGGCCATCTCGTGCGAGAGAATGTAGGCGCGCTGCCGGTCCCATAGCGTCGTGCGCCAATAGGCGCGCGCAGCGACGTAGGTCGAAAAGCCCTGGCGCCGTCCCTTGAGGCCCGTAAGGCGGACCCAACGCTCGTCGGCAAGCTGCGCCTCGGCTGCGCCATGGAGAATTTCCTGTGCGGAATTCAGCACCAGAGGCTCAAGGTCGCCACTTTTAGCACGGATCCGGATCACTTCGCGCGCAAAGCGCTTGAAATCCGATTTCCAGAGGGCGACGCGCAGCGTAAGGTAGCGCGTCCGGTATTCGTCGGGTGAGACGCCTGCGGCGGCTGCCTTCGCTGCGATATCCATTTTCAGCCCTTTGTGAGCCCGATCAGCGTCGTGGGCGCTGGCGGATTATACATCGGGCACGACGACATATGGCCGCTCGTGATGACTTCGACCGGATCGCCGCAGATGCATTCGGCTTTCACGGGATCGGCGCCGAAAATTCCGCCGTCGAGCACGGGGAGCTTATTTTCCTCGTTGACGGCCTCGGGCGGGACGAGCGTGAGTGCCAGCTTTTTGTCGGCGTGCCGGCGCTCGAACGGCATTTGCTGGACGCCGCCATATTCCTTGAGCACCCAAATCACGAAATCCATGTTCGTGTTGAATACTTGCCCAAGCTCGATAGCGACGAGCGTTTCCTCGTGGCCGACTTCCGCTTCGAGCAGCCGGCGTTGAAGCGCCTGGAAGGTGAGCCCGAGATTTTTCGCGGCCGTTTTCCGTTCGCGGCTGGCGGAGGATTTCTTGGGGGCGCTCATAGGTCGAATTCCAATATCTGCTGCTTGGGATCGGGCTTCGGGGGCTCACCGCCGAGGGCGACCACGGCTGCCTCAAGATCCTTGAGCAGCCCAAGGCCGGCCCAAGGTAGCGATTTATCAGTCGAAAGTCGGTGGATCCAGTCCTCAAGACGATCTTTCAATCCGTCCTGTTGACCAAAGCGGTTGTCATGCATGGCTGTTCTCCTACGCCGGTTTTAGAGGTCATATTGCAATGGAATTTCTTCAAACTCCGCTTCGATTGCATCATCCATCCGTTCGAGCCGCGAAATAGCGTCATCAATCGTGATTGTCCCGCTCACGTCAACTTGCTGGCTCCGCGAAATCATCTTCGGGAATAGTTTGGTGTAGAAATCGGTCGGATTTTCGTCGGCCCAATTCGCCATGCGCGGCAGTCCGCCCATCATCTCGAAGGTGGACATGACCAAGGCACCTGCGAAGCGGCCGACATGCTGATACTGTTCGGCCGAAATCATCGGCAGGCGGGCTAGGTCGTGCGTCGGCTGCGCCGGGTCGGTGCGGGTGTCCGGGAGCTTGGTGAGTTGGTTCGAGGCAGACATTTCGACGATTATCCCATGCGATGCAGCGCTACCGCAGCAGCTTTGTAAACTTCATCTTCGCTCAAATTGCGGCTGGCGTCACCATATTCTTGACCTTGGGACCAAAAGATATGCGCGTGGCCGGTCGAGCCGACTGTCCGCGTGAGCAGCGTGACGGTGCCGTCAATCGCCGAAGTCTCGTGGATTTCGTCGGGATCCTGGCGGTAGAAATCGCCGGCATGGTATATCTCGGGGCGTTCCTTCACGAGAGGAACAATCGTCGGTTTTCCCTCGATCCCCTTGTAGTCCGCGCAATTGATCACGCCTTCGTTCATGAGCACGGCCATTTTGGCTTTTTTATGCGTCCGATGCCAGCGCTCGTTCGTCAAGCGGCCCGCGCGAATATAGCTGAAAAGGCCCCATGGGTGATCGTGCATGACCGAGATGCCCGGCACGCGGAAAATCTCGTGATAGACGTTGAGCCGCTGCACTTTGCCCGGATCGAGGTAGGTTTTCATGAAGCCGATCCCGTGTGCGCGCCATGTGCGGCCGTTGGCAAAGGGATCTTCGAGAATTTTGCGGATTTCTCCGTCCGTGATGAAGGGTGCAGCCATTATCCATTTCCTAGCGTGTTGGCGCATGTGAGAAGCAGGCCGCGCACCGTGAACATATCCACGCGCGGGCCAGCGGCGAAAGTGAAGAAATTCGATTTCATGGCACGAATCCCCGGCCGATCCGGGTCCGGGTGCTCGTAGGTGTGCCCGATGCACACGCACGCGGTCGTCACCGTGTCATAGTCGCCGCGCTCGATTTGGTTGATAATCGTCCGCAGTGTAGGAACTACCTGCTGCGCTGGAAAGTTCTTGTGCAGCTTGAGCACATTGTCGCCCTGCGGCTCGTTGTCCTGCGACGGCAAATCGTCCTTACGCACCTGCAAGGCAATTTCCTGGCCCACGTCCTGAATGCACTGCAACGCGGCGGTTGCCATCTCGCTATTCTTGGCACGGAACAGAAGTTCGCCGTCCTTCATGAGCACCGCCAGCGACATAAGCTGGACGGCCTGTGCGGGGGAAATCTGTGCGCCGTTGGGCAGCAATTCCTCGGGGGCTACGTCCGGCTTGGGAGCCTTACTCGCGTAGGCGCCGGCATTTTTCGGATTGAACATGCAATCCTCGCTGTGCTCTACGGCCATATGTGCGAAGGAATATGTTCCGCCGCAGGCCGAACATTTTTGTCCGTCTCGTGAAATAGCCATGTCAGTGCTCCAAAAATGCGACGTTTTTCGGGGTGGACCAGCACGCGCCGCACGTCGCACAGCATTTTGTCTTGCCGGTTTGCTCGGGGCACTGGAAGGCGTTCGCCGGGAGGCTGCTTTCCTCGCCGATGGAAACGGTGGACATGGTTTTGAGGCCACCGTCGCTGAAACGGATCATCGCGCAGCCTTTGCGGATCGTGGAGAGTGCCTGAATATGGGTGCCAATCATCGATTCCGGTTTGCGTGCCGTGTATCCGAAAAGTGCAAGGCGCTTGTGCTTCAAAAGCATCCCTCGCCAGAATTGGACATATTCGGGCGAGTAGAAATCGCCGAGAGCGTGCAGGCGCACGAGGATCCCTTCGCGGTGCGACGGCAGCCGCAGGAGGCGCTTGATTTCCTGTTCGAGCGACGGCAGGAATTTCGGGTCCGTGTGGTCGATCCGCTTCGCGTAGGGCATATTGTTGCCGTAGCAGGACTGCCAGTGCTGGCACGAGCGCGGGCACGTCTTTCGCTCTTCCAGCGAGAGCGTGTAGATACGTTTGCCTCGGTGATGGCCCTTGCGCACGTCACGGCCGATCTTGACGTTGCTGTGCCCGCTCACGAGCAGGTTGCTCATGTCGTCCACACGCTTGACGCTCTTGCCGAATTTGGTGCGCCCCTCGGCGATGAAGGCCGTCTCGAAGCCTGGGAGCCGTGGCTGCGTGCGACGGCGGCTGTTGTGACCTCGGTCGTCGCGGACGTAGCGCGTGAGGGAGGTATCATCACCAGCGGCGAGGCTCGCCAGCCGATAATGGCCGAGGATCATGGTCACGGGAATTCTCCTATGGTTTTAGTTCATTCCAGAATTCGACGCCGGCCGGCAGGATATGGAGGCTCGACGGTTGAGCCTTTTTGAATTCTTTCCGTCGATCCTCCATAAATCCCACACGGATGAGCCGGCGAATATTGGAGACGATATTCGAGTGCGTGCCCGCGCCGATCTTGTCGGCAAGCTCCACGCCCGAGCATCCGGGATTATGGATGATGGTATAGATCACGAGCACGTCCCGGCAGGTAAGTCCCCGCTTGTCGATCTTTTTCAATCGAACAAGGAATTCTACCGTAGCGTTAGGTTCCGTCATCGCGTTATACTCTCACTTGCGCGGGCTGCGCCCGCCTTCCCGGATTTCAGTCGTCGAAGCCACCTCTAGGCGCCATCATCCCCGTCGCTGTCCCCGATGGTGTCGCATCCTCGTCGCTGGCCGTGCTCTTCGCATCTTCCGCCGCTTTCCAGGCTGCGTCCATTTCCGGCTCGGTCGGCGCCGGCACCTGTTCCAATCGGGCGATCTCGATCCGCAATTCGCGGCAATTCTTCTCGAAGCCCGGACTGCCCTCCCGTGCCCGCAGCTTCGCTCGCAGCGCGAGCAGCCGCTTCCCGGTGGCGTGGATTTCCGTGTTGCGATCCATCCCTGTTTCCAATCATGGCTAGGCGAGCCCGGTGATACGGGCGATGGCAGCGTCAAGCTGCTGGTTGAGGTCGTCGAGCCGGGCCAAGGCGAGGAAAACCCGGTCCATGGTGGCGGGCTCGGACGCGGTGGCCCGGCCCATGCTCTCGTTGCCTTCGGGCTGCGGCCCATAGATGCGGTTGCCGAGGCCGTAGATGCGGTCCAGTTGGCTCTCGGTCTGTGCGCAGGCGAATTGGATGCGGCCGATCACCGTGTCCAGCATGGGCTGCTCGCGCGCCGGCTCGTCCCGGTCCACCAGCCACATATCGGCCGCGAGGCCAGCGTCGTGGAGGGTGCCGCGCGCATCCCGGAAATTGATCGCGAAATTCACGTCGCTTTCGTGGCGCTGCGCTTGGTGAAGGCGCGCTTTTTCGCGGGCTTCCAGCCTCACCTCGACGTGCGAGATAATCTGGTCAAGCTGCTCGTCGTTCAAAAGTCCCATGGTCGTTCTCCTACTGGCCCTTGCTGGCCGTGCTCTTCATGACGCATTGCGTTTTCAGATGCAAGAGCAAAAAAGAGCCCCGGCAAATCCCATTACAGGACGCCGGGGCCAATAGGTCCGAATGAACCTCATAGGAGAGGATGCCTGAAAGGCCCGCTCCCCATAGGGCGGAAATTAGCCCCTGTCAATATTGGTCGGCATCGGGACTTAGCTTCCGTTCCCGTAGAACGAGGGAGGACCGTCCCGGTCGATATCGTGGCCTCCGATTTCCTTGGGATCGGTCTTGCCGTCCTCGTTGAATTCGGCGTCGGGCTCGGGCACCAGCAGCGATAGATCCTGGCAGCGCCGCGTGAGCACGTCGAGATACTGACACATGGCGACGTGCTGCACTTCGAGCATCGAGCGCTGGCCGGGAGGCAGGGATCGGAATTGGTCGGTGCCGAGGAACGGGGCGAGTTTTTCGAGGCGGGCCAGAAGCTCGGCGCGCTCGGTGAGAAGGCGGGTGGCGAAAGTGCCCTCCACGGTGCCAACGTCCGACTGGACAGGCGCCCCCACGTTGGCACGCACGGCGGCGTCCTTGGCTTCGAGCAGCTTGCGCAAGGCGACCGATCGTTCGGCGTTCCTGGGGAGCGTCGTCACGATATGAGCGGCGAGCCCGCAGAACGGCTCGGAGGCACTCTGTAATGCCGCAGGCAAGTGGGCATAATGGAAGAAATGAAGGATCGGGTCCGCGGCGATTTCTTCGTCGGTGAAGCGTCCCGGAGCCGGGTGAATTCCGTTCATGTCAGTCTCCTATGAGGCCAGCCGCACCCGTTTGGCGCCGCAGGCAATGGGTGGACCGTCATCCGACCGGCGAGGTGGGGAAATCCCCATTAAGCTTGCGCACCTCGGGGCCGGTGGCGTGGCTGGCTTGGGCCGGGGAGCCACCCCGTCGAAGCACCCGCAGGGAGCCCTACTGCTTCGATCCGCTTCCGCCGCATTAGCAGAATGGAAATCGCCTGGAAAGCCTAGAATTCCGCAGTGCGGGGTGCCGAATTGGGACGATTGGGAATCATGGGGATGATCCTGACGCTACGTCAACCAGCCACTTTATTGGAAGATGAATATAGATAGTAGGACTGTGTGTCCTATGGAGATTGGCGTAAGGTTTTTGGGCCGGAAACGGGAAGTTTACGTTACGGAAGGTCAGACGGGGAAAATTGGGTATATCGCGTGAAGCGGGGAGGCCCGGCCAACCGCCTCGAAGAAAGAAGGTATCCCCCCGGCCTTCGGATTTGGCTGCCTGGGTCCGCGCCCTTTCCCCTACGTTAGCTTTCCTTGACGCAGCGTTAGGATAGTGGGTGTGATCCTAACGCTGCGTCATCATCCGCTCATGCAAGGTCGGGGGGAGTAGCACCTTGCATGCCCAATGGATATGACGCAGCGTCAGGATTGTCAACCGGAAAAAGACCGAGACGCATTTTTATTTTCGCGGCTGTTTACGTTCCGTTAGGATTTGGCTGCTATACGGGTTTCAGCAACAGGAGAAAGACCATGAACACCGGTGACAACCGAGTTTGCCACGGAAATTCCGCGAGTTATTCGGAGATGGCATATTTCGACGGCAACCATTGCGCGCATTGCGCTGCTCGGGACGAATTCAACCGGCTCGAATGGCTGAAAAAACGCACCATGGCAGCAATCAGGGCGCGGGTGAGAGCCTGAAAGCCACGCGCACGGGGAAAAATCGGCCAAGAGGAATTTAGGCTCGGGGAGAAATTCTCGGGCCTAAATATTTTTTCCTATCACTATCAAGCGAGCAGCGGAGCGCAGCGCCGTTAGGCGCGTAGCGCAGCGCGAGCGATCAAGAGCGAGCAGCTACTATCCGCGCACGCGCATATAAGCAAAGCCTTAGTCCTCTTTGCACATTTCGCGTGCTAAGCGCTGACACAGCTTATTCCACCCCTTTGCACGTTAAACCGCAGAAATCCGCCATTCAACGGCCGGACGAAAAATTTTCAAGAAAGTGCTTGACCTACGTGCAAAGGTGTGGAATAAGCTGAACCATACTTAGCACGCTTTCAACGGAGCGAAACATATGACCGAGAAGCTTTATCAGGTGCTCAAATTGCAGCCAGGCAAGCCCCTACAATCTATGGGCGAGATTTTCTATCAAGCGCATCTCGCATATGACCATATGGTGAAATGCGAGCGCTCCCACGCGGGGACCGGCTGCGGTTTCTATGTCGTCGAGATGCGCCGCCATGACGGGAGGGATTAATGGGCTATTCCATATGGGATCGGGAGAAAGGCGGGCCAGCCAGCCGCAAGCGCTACCACACGCATTACAGCGCGGAAAAGGCTTGCCGTCGCATGAACGAAAAAGCCGGCTCAATGGGTCGTTACTATGTGAAGGAACTTTGACTATGGATCTCGAATATATTCGTGCGGTGGAGGCCGCTTTTTCATCGGCGCCGTTCCGGCTGGAATTTCGCGAATATCCACAACCTGCGAGCAAGCCCGGCGTTTGGCTGGTAATGCACCAATCCAATAGCGTGATTATTGCGGCGGGTGACACTCCGGCCGGCGCCGTCAATAATCTCTTGCGTATGGCAACAGCTATGAGCACCATTCGAGGCGGATTGCCAATGCGGGGCAGGCAAGGTGTATGACAATCCTGTTGTGGATCATCGCGATTTTCCTTTTTACTCGCTGGTATGACGGGGATTTTGACACATGAACATTTTCGAGGTTTGCGAGAAATACCAAATTTCTCTAGCCAAGGCGCGCAAGATGGAAAAGGGCGGCGTGCTGCGGCTCGACGAGAACACGCCCGAAAAGGTGCAGGAAATTCGCCATCTGCTCATGCGAGGCCAGCCGCTTAGCGCGGCGCATCTCGTCGAGCTTTTGGACAATGCCGGCTGGACGCTCGATCTCGGGCGCTACGCGGACAAGGCGCAATCCATGCTCGACGAGCTAGGCGACGCGCGCGCCGAGAAAGCGCCCGAAAGCGTGGCGATGTATATTCCCGACGCATCCAGCAACGTGCCGGAAGCCGTGGAAATTCTCATGCGATGGGCGATGAAAATCATCCCCGCGCATCCCGTGCGGCACAACTATCTGGCAACGCGCCTGCTCCTGGGTGATTCCCCGCTTGATCGGCCGGCGGATGCGCCGCGCATCGGGCGAGCAATCCACTATATCCGCAAGCGGCCGGAATTCGCCGACTACTGGCACACGATCCCGACGAGCGGAAATCGCAACGCCGCAATTTATCAGCATAAACCAAAGAAAATGCTTGACCTGTAGCGGAACCTGACGTAACGTAAGCTTCTATCAGAAACGCTTTCAACGGAGTGACCAAAATGTTTCAGCATCGCCATTACAAATTTCTCGCCGCCACCATCGCAGAGATGGGCGCACACAATATCCCCGGCATCACGGCAGAGCAGCATGAGGCCATTGTCAAGCATTTCGCCGACGCGCTGCGCGGGACCAATCCGGGCTATGATCGCGGGCGCTTCGAAGATGCGGCGCACGGCAAGCCGAGCAACGGGAGGGATCGCTAATGCCCGGCGCCACGGCAAAGACCCTGGCCCGGCATCTGGACGCCATCGTTTCCGGCCGCGTGGACAAAACCAATGTGATCGGAATGCGCAAAGCGATTAATCTCGCAGAGCGCAAGTCCGGCGGCTGGTCTGTCCCCAAGCACGCGCCGACGCTCGCACAGACTTTTGTGCTAGAGGAAGCGCTAGCCGTGCATGAGCCTACGGTTATGGGCGAATTGCACGACACGGGTTTAGCGCTGCTGCGCTCGCGACGCTACGCGAAACGACTGGCTCCCGTCGCGGACATTATCCACGGTTCGCACGTCGCTTTTCGGCTTGTGCGATATGATCGGATCGGGCGCCATGACGAATATGCCGTGCCGGTTTATCGCTGCGTCGGTTTCGGGAAGTCTTTTCTCTTTCGCAATATCCCGTGGCAGTCCGGTGGCAACGGTCCCGAAATTTTGGAGGCGTGACTATGGCACAGCGCGAACGCAAAGAGCGCATCACGAAAAAGGAATTTTACGATCTCGGCGGCTTCGCCAATCGTGACCTTTTCCGCAAGCAGTCACGCGGCGGCGCGTGGCGCTATTATCGCACCCTGGATAATGACTAAGCGGAAAACACATCTGCTCGTCGTGACCGTCTCGGGGCTGTCCTAGCTCCGATAGGACAGCCTTGGTGCTCCACACCCCGGACGACATACAATATCTTGGGGATGGACAAGAGGCTATCGAGAGGTTTATGCAAGGCGGCTCGGGCGGGACCGACAAACCTTCCGATACGTAAAGAATGCACGAAAAAGCCGCTGCGACATGGGCACCGCAGCGGCTTCGTGGGAACTGCCTTCATGGGAGCAGTGCAAGTGACTGTAATGGGCAATGTGCGAAAGCGCAAGAGGGGAAGTGGTCTGTGCGCGGTTGATCTTTCGATCACAGCCAGCACGACGCAACCGACTTTCCAAGGCACTCCATGTCGTCGCTGCAAATCCACCCTGCGCCTGCAATCCGATAGCCGATGCGTGCGCTGCTTGCGCCAATGGCGGCGGGACAACGAGCATCGCTATTATCGGAAATATGGCAGCGATCTCTTTCGCAAGCTTGGGATCACGCCAGCCCAATATTATGAAATGTGCGAAGCGCAGGATTGGCGCTGCAAGATTTGTCAGCGCATCCCTACAAGCGCACTGCATGTCGATCATTGCCACAAAACGAATAAAATTCGCGGACTGCTCTGCGGCGCCTGTAATGTCGGTTTGGGGCATTTTCAGGATGCGCCCGAGCGGCTGGCTGCGGCTATTGAGTATTTGCGGACATGCTGAATTTTCCCGAAATCCTGCGAGGCTGCAAAATTTTCCCATGTGTTCCTATGGGAAAAGAGCCCGCAACCAAGGAAGGCTGGCATATTGCCAGTGATGATCCCGCGCAAATTGCCGCATGGCATAAAGTCAATCCGGATTTCAATTGGGCTGTTGCGACTGGCCCTAGCGGGCTCTTCGTCATTGACGTGGATCCGAACGGCCTTGATTGGTGGGCCAAACTTCTAGAACGCGATGCTGCTATTCGGGAAGCTGTTGAGCGTGCCTATCAGGTGCGAACGCCACGGGGCGGTTTGCACGTTTATTTCAAGGGCGAAGGCCCGAGCACGGCCAGCCGGATTGCGGAAGGTATCGACACGCGCGGCGGCATTCGACGAGAGGACCGAATTGTATCCGGCGGCTATGTACTGTTACCGGGCAGCAAGACCGACAAGGGCGCTTACAGTGAACTTCCGGGCGGTGGGATCAATCCACTTCCCCCGTCAATTTCCTCTATTATTCCTGCGCGGCAGAAAACCGACACGCTCGGGCTGGCTAAAAATCCCGAGCACGACAAACCCCGCAATGTTTCATGGGCCGTCGATCTCCTGAAAAACTACGTGACGACCGGCCGCGTCTCGGTTGAGGGGCAGGGCGGCAACAATCTCGCTTTTCAGGTAGCCGCGTCAATTCTCGACAAGGCAATTTCCCCGGCCGTCGCCTTCGATCTCATGTGGGAGCATTGGAATCCCCATTGCGCGCCACCCTGGGACGAGTGGGAGCTTGAGACAATCCTGCGCAACGCGGCGAGCTATGGCGAGGATACCGAGGGCGGCGTCAAGGGGTTTCAGGCGAATGAGGACGCTTTCGCTGCGTTCGCCGGCATGGAATTCGAGCCCGAGGCGCCGGCTGATCGCAGCCGCGACAAGCTCCAATGGCTGCACGTCTATGCCGATAATGTCCGCGATCCCGAATGGCTCATTCCCGGCGTGCTGCCGGCGAACGGGACGGCGATGATCTACGGCGAGAGTGGCAGCTTCAAATCGTTCCTCTCGCTCGACATGGCGCTGTGCCTGGCCTTCGGCGTGCCGGGGCAATGGGGCGCACCGCCGGTCAAGAATGACGTGCTTTTCCTCGCTGGCGAAGGCCCCGTCGCTACCGCACGCAAGCGCTGGCCGGCGTGGATGGAATGGCAAGATATCGAATTTCGCGGCGATCACCGCTTCATCATCAAAGACCGCGTGCCCTTCTACACAGATTCCGACGCATGGGAACATATCAAGGCAGACCTTGCAGAATTGAAGGCCAAGCCGTCGCTCATCGTGATCGACACACTCACGCGGCTGCTCACCGGCATGGACGAAAATTCGACGAAGGATGCGAGCGTCGTCACGAATTTCATGGAGCAGCTTGCCCGCTATTATGAATGCCTCGTGCTGGCCGTGCATCACACCGGCAAGGATCAATCGAAAGGCGCGCGCGGCTCGTCGGCATTTTACGCGAACATGGACACGGTAATTTCCACGAAGCTGCGTCAAGGCGGGACGGAATTCCGCGTGCGCAAGCAAAAAGATGCGGACGTGTCCGACGAAATCAGTTATTTTGAGCCGAAGGAATTTGGCTCGTCCATTTGTCTGGTGAGGACCGAAGCGCTGCCGGAAATGCAAAACGGCAAGCCGCAAAAATCCCGCTACGATTGGGCGAGCATGTTGGAGGTGACGAAGGTTTTAGTCGCGAACAACGGGGAAATGTCCGAGACACATCTGGTGCAGACCATCGCCAGCCGCCACGGGATCGACCGTGACACGGTGCGCAAGCAGTTGAACGCGAATTCGGAATTGCTGCCTCTTCGACCAACAAAAGGACAGTGGGCTGTCCCGGTAATGGAGCACGACCTATGAGTGGGAATTTTTGGGAAGGCGAAACTTACGCCATCGTCTCGGCCATGAAGCGCGCGGGCAACCGCCCCGGCATCATCCAGCAGTGGAAAGAGAATGTCGCCCGTTGGGCAGAGGCCGGCGCTGGTCCGGACGTGGAGGCGGTGAAAGCATGGTTGCCGCACTGGCAGGCGCGGCCTTTCTACACGGCCGAGGAATTGGCGCCCTTGTGGCCCGCCCTGGCTATCGCAATCGGCTACACGAACGACTGGCCGGCCGTGGTTAAATCTCCCCGCCGGCTGGAATTCGAGCTTGACTATGCCGACTTGCCGAGGCTGGACCGTGAATATCGGCAACACTTCATCGTCGAGCGCATCCATCATTGGTCGCACGCAACGCCGTTGGAAATCGAAAGGGAATTTGATGCACACCGTCGCTGAAATGGCCCGTGCCGGCTGCACCTCGGATCGGGGCATTCGGTATTGGGAGGACGAAGGGCTGCTCGGCAAAGTCGAGCGCTCGGCTGGCGGAAACCGTCGCTACACTCCCGAACAGCTTGATCGGGCGAAGATCATCGCCGCTGCTCAATTCGGCGGCTGGTCCTTGGATGAAATCCGGGAAATGCTACTCGAATATGACAGCGAGGTTTACGCGGCGATCATGACGCGCCTGTCCGATCAGGCCCGCGCCTGCGTCCGTCTCGGCGAGCAGCTTCCGAAGCCAGCCGCGCCCGCCCCGGTGATGGAATTTGACCTGTGATGCGGCTCCCGATCCCCGGCGCCATGCCGGACCCGACGCAGGACGGCGACTATGCTGCCGAGGTCTATCACGGCTGGAAGCTGCTTACATGGAAAAACGGGCGCTGGCATCACCAAGGCGGCGAATGCAGCTATCCGCTCGAAGTCGTGCAATGGGTAGGTCCGTTGCCAGCCGAAATCTACTGGACCTTGGAGGACGAGCGCAACACGAAGATGGAATTTGACCTGTGACTTTACCCCTCGAAATAGGTCAAAAATTCGGCGCTTTGAAAGTGCTGGAAATCATCCCCCGAGGTGCGGGCAGTTCTCGCCGTATTGCATGTTTATGCGATTGTGGGAAAAATTATGAGGTAAACGCGGACAGGCTTTTTCACGGATTAACGACAAAATGCTATTCCTGTGCAAATCCGAAATGGTTTCCCGGAATTGAAAGTCATATCCGCGCGCAATACGTAAATTATCGGGGAGGTGCTGCGAGACGTGGATATGACTATCAACTGACAATGGACGAGTTTCGAGAAATTTATTTGTCGGACTGCTTTTACTGCGGAATATCTCCTGCGAAAGGTATTGACCGTAGAGATAATTCTATTGGTTATCTCGTTGAAAATTGTGTTCCCTGCTGCAAACACTGCAATCTCGCCAAGCGAGATATGTCCGAAAAAGAGTTTATCGCTTGGATAGTCCGAATGGCTGCACATCAAGGATTTTCGCTGTGAGAGTTTTAGAGAATGCGGGAAATTTTATTCTCGAAGTTCCTGCCGGACCAAAAGTCAAGCAAACCATAGCCGATCTCATGGCTTACAGAGGCTTGGTATTCAGCACTTCCGCGTCCAGTCGTGAGAAGGCAATTCTCTTCACGACAAATCCCTACGCCCTAGCTGACTTAGCCAATGAAAACTGTAAAACACTGGCACCCTACAAAAAAGCCATTGAGGCCAGTCGCGCGCTGGACGGCGTGGGCACGAGGAAGCTGCCACCGGGCCGCGAGCTATGGGATTATCAGAAAGCCACGCTCGACTATCTCCTGCGGCGGCGGGGTGGGATCAATGGGGATCAACCGGGCCTAGGAAAAACGCCCACGAGTATTGTCTATTGCAACCAAGTCGAAGCGCAGCGTGTGCTCGTGATCGTGCCGGCGAGCGTCAGGCTGCAATGGGCGGACAGGATCCGGGAATGGTCCACCATCCCGCGCCTGAATGTCTCGACCATGCTCAAGGTCAAGGACGGCATCCACCCCACGGCGCATTACCAAATCATGTCCTACGACGCGGCGAGAAATCCTGCGATCATCCGGGCAATCGGAAAATATGAGTGGGACGTGCTCATCTGTGACGAAGCGCACAAGATGAAGAATATCAACGCGATCACGACGCGCGCGATCCTCGGAAACTCCCGCGGCGAATACCAGCACGGCGAGCACAAGATGAAGGCGATTTCCCAATTCTGCCGCGAGAGGCTGGCACTCACCGGGACGTTGCTGCTCAACCGCCCGAGCGAATGCTACGTGCTGTTCCGCTTTTTCGATTGGGAATCTATCGACTTCATGAGCGAGGACGATTTCAAGGATCGCTACAACAAGCAGGCGGACATGCAGACTATCGAGGGCAAGCGCTTCAAGCTGGAAAGCACCAGCCTAGAGAACGAGCTTCAAAACCGGCTGCGCGTGAATGTCATGGCCCGGCACGAGAAAAAGGACGTGCTGCGCTTCATGAAGCCACCGCGTTACGGCCTCGTGAAAATTCAGGAGGACGGCGCGATCAAGGCCGCACTCGATGCCGAGGGGATGCTGGATATCCCGATTGAGGAAATCCAGACCACGAAGGATTTCGAGATTTTGGGCCACATTGCGGCCGTCCGCCGGCAGATGGGCATCGCCCTGGCTCCCTACATTGCCGACTACGCCCACGATTTCCTTGAGGGCTCCGACGAGAAACTAACCATCTTCGCGTGGCATCTCGAAGTGCTCGATATTTTTGAGCAGGAATTGTCCCGCTTCGGCACTGTGCGCGTGGACGGCCGGAAATCCCCGACTGCGCGGCAGAAAGCAGTTGACGATTTCGTGGGAAAACCTAATGTGCGAGTGTTCCTTGGGAATATTCAGGCAGCGGGCACCGGCTTGGATGGACTTCAACTAGTTTGCTCCCGCTGCTACATCGCCGAACCCGATTGGGTGCCGGCGCAGAATGAACAGGCCGTTTCACGGCTCGACCGGATCGGGCAGGAGAATTTGGTGAGCGCTGAATTGTTTGTCGCTCCCGGCTCCATCTCCGAGAAAATTCTAGTGAAGGCACTGGAAAAAATGAACGTGATCCATCGCGTTCTCGATCAGAAGGAAGGTTGAATATCATGTCCGACAATCCCTATCCGATGCACGTCGGCATCGTCGTTACCAGCGCCGCGCAGCTTGCGGCCGTCTATGCTCTGCTCGGTGGCGCGTCGCCCGTCGCGGTCGCTGCTGCCAGCCCTTCTCCCGCGCCCGCCGCATCGGCGTCGCCGTCCAGCACTTCCACGCCTGCGGCTTCGCCGGCTGCCGAGCCCGCTGGTGACGCCGAGGTCGATACCGATGGCTGGCCGTGGTCGGCTGATCTCCATGCCTCCACCAAGGGCAAGACGCAGACCGGCCACTGGCGTATGAAGGTCGGCGTGAGCCGCCCCGAGCCGAAGCCGGGTTTCCCCGTGGCTGGTGCGTCGGCGAGCGGCACGGGCACCGCTGCTTCGTCCACTGCGGAGGCGGCTCCTGCGGCGTCCCCGGCTCCGGCTGCCGAAGAGGACGATGAATTCGCCGCCTTCCGCGCTGCCGCCGCCAAGACCGACGCCGAGGACAACGCGGCCAAGGCTGCGGTGCCGCCGCGTAAGTGGACCGACGCGGACCTGGGCAGCCTGTGCAATCAGGCGGCGGTGAAGCTCGGCGATCCGGCTCCGGTCAAGGCGATCATCGCGAGCTACGTCACCGAGGGCGAGACGCCGCATTCGCGGAATATCCCCGAGGCCAAGCGCGAGGCGTTCGCCAAGGAAATCGAGGCGAAGGCTGGCATCGAATTTGCTGGTTAATCGAGTTGCCCGGAGGGGACGGTGAGTGGTATCACCGAGAAAATCTAGCCGGCGGTGACGCTACCGGCTAGATGCTCCCCTCAAGGTCGCCACGGCGCCCGCAGCGTGTAATCTGCGGGCAACCATGCCGTAGAAACGACTTCATAGGATAGAGCCATGTCTAGCTGGAAGCACATTTCCACCGCTCCGCGCGACCGTCCGTTCCTCGTTTGTGGCGGGGAATTCGAGAGCGAGCTTTACGCGCCCGAGCCCTACAGCACCCCGATCAAGGTCGTGCAGGAACGCCCCGGAAAATTCGACTGCGCGGAGACGTGCGGCTATTCCATGTGGGTGAATAACCCGACAAGCTGGCACGAGCTTCCCGAAGTTCTCGTCCCGCCCACGCAGGAATTCGACCTGTGATCGAGCTAGAGCATTCCCCGCTTGGGGGCTCGGCAGCGCACCGCTTTTTCAATTGTGTCGGATCATTCCTGTTACAGCGGCAGGAAATCCAAGAGGGCACGTTTGAAAATGTGTCGAGCGAATATGCCGAGAAAGGCACAGGCGCGCACGAGCTAGGCGCTGTCTGCCTCGCAGGCGACCTTGAGCCCTATGAACTGCTCGGGGAGGAATTCAACGGGTATCTCGCCGGCTGGCCCGGTGGCATCGAGCTTGACGCCGTGCAAATCTACGTCAACGAGTGCCGGGATATCATGGAGCGCTGCGACTATGACGGTGTGGCGCTTGTCGAGAAAACCTTCTCGCGGCCGGACATTCACCCGCTGCTCAAGGGCACGATCGACTTCGGCTATGTGTCGCAGAAGCACGGCTATTTCCTGCGGGACTACAAGAATGGTGAAGGCGTCGGCGTCTATGCGCAGGGCAACGAGCAGTTGCTTTACTACGCCTTTTTGCTTCTGCTGATCTCGCGGGCAAATTTCGGCTTCGACGACAAGACGCCCTTTAGCCTCGGTATCGTCCAGCCGAACCACTTCGGCATTTTCGAGGCTCCCGAGGTGTGGGAAACCACGGTCGGCTTTGTCTGGAAATGGGGCCACGAGGAATTGCTGCCCCGGATGCGGGCACTCACCAACACGCCGGAATATCATTTGCGCGAG